CGTCGCCGTCATAGTCAATCCGTGCATACGCCTCGACGTACAGCAGGCGCCGCTGCATCGGGTTCATGGAATCGTTCGATCCCATCGTGGTCGATAGCGGCTGGCGGGCCAGATATTCGTCGTTCGTGTCCAAATCGGTAGACGAGATATTGGGCTCGATCTCATCCATGTCGTAGCCCATCTCGAGCAGCTCGCCCACGGTCAGCATCTGACGGTGAGCAATGATCCCGGCCTCCTCAAACGAGCGAGCGCGCCGATCAATGATCAGCTCCTCGGGGGGCACCGCCATGATGCGGATACGGCCATCGCGCACCACGCGCTTGATCTGCACGTCGTGCAGCATCGGCACGGGCGGAGCCTCCACGCCGGCGGCGGCTGCCTGGGCCTGCACCATCGCAATCTCTTCTTGCGAGATGGCGGGGTCCGGATACGAGACGACAATCTTGACCTCGGCGTCCTCAGACATCAAAAGCTGGACAGTCTGGTCATCCAGCCCCGAATAATCCTCAATCCGCACCTGGGCGGTGTCTTCCCACCAGTATTTGGCGATGCCGCATTTGCGCACCAATGCGTCCTTAAAGATCGCATAGGATTGCATGAAGCCGTTGTTATCGGCCGTAAAGACGTAATTGGCGTAGTCCGTGGCCTGCTGGGCATTGGCTTCGTCCTCCGGCCCGCGGGGGACATACTCGACGACGTTCTCGGTGGAGAAGAACACGCGCATCAGCGACGGCATCATGGCGGAGACCGTGTCTCGCACTTCCATCGCCACGACTTGCGATCGGCCGTCCTCTTCGTTGCCGAACGGGTCGCCGCGGTAGTACTCGGTGCCCTTGGCGCGGATCGGCGAAATGTCCGAGTCAATGTAGGAGACGGCGTCCTGCAGCTCGCCGTTAATGATCGCCTGCAGCTCGCCGTCATCCATGACTTGCGGCGCTGCAACATCTACCGACACGGGCATTTCGTTTGTATTCATATCCTCACCATTTCACCTTGTTGGCCCAGTACGCCGCGCTCATCTTGCCCTTGGCAATGTTCTGCGCGTGACGAGCCTTGAACGCTTCATTACGCTTGCTGCCCTCAGGCGAACCCTTAACGCCTTGCTGGCCAAAGCGAATAAGCTTGACCTCATCGCCGGATTTAGCCAGCACAGCATGGGACTTAGTGGCATGGCCAGGCGTGCGCTTTGGCTTGTTATAGCCAGAGAAAACCTCGGAACCGCGTTTAATCGTCATTGCTGCGCCCCAAACCACTCAAGTGCGTATTCTGGACGATTTTCCCTGATCCAGGGAACCGCCGCCAGCGTCAAGGCCTCGCCGTCCATCCCCGTCGACTGCGAACCGACGTGATGAACATACGAATGAGACAAGAAATGCCCATACCCTGCCGCAGACAAGTCGCGGCAATGCACATCATCCGAGTACCAATTCAAGGGCGGGAACTTCGCCACCGCCCACGCTTGCCTCGAGATATACCCGAATATAGGCGAGACAGCCTCCATCGGGCAAATGCATTCTTCCCACGGGAACTTAAAGTATTCCAGCTCCTGCTTAAAAGGATTGCTGCGAATGTTCTGCATCGGCCGGGCCGCATCGCAGCGCGAGACCACCCACCCGATCGGCTCGCCCACCTCATGCTGCAGCGTCACCACGTCGTCGAGCAGGTCGTAGTAGCTGGTCGGCGTCAAGACGACATCATCATTTGCCACCACCACGCCGTCATATCCATCGGCAAAGGCGATATCAATGATCTCGTTGTAATCAGCGCCAAAGTTATTAGCCGCGCCGCGCACCTGCTTGTACACGTCGTAGCGCGGAGCATTGACAGGCGTGCGCAGATACACCTTTACCGCCGGGGCGTACTCGCGGCAGCTGGCAAGCATCACCGGCAAGCACTTGCCAGAGACACTTGCCACCACGATAGCGACCTTCATTTCTTCGGTTTCTTCGCCGTCTTGGCCGCTGCCTTGAAGGCGCCAGCGGTGGGAGCACCAGGCGCGCCAGGTTTGCGCATACGCTCGCCAGAGCCCGCCTTGATTCGCTCGCGCTTGGCGGCAATGTTGGCGTACAAGCCAGCAGGTTTAGCTTTCATCATCTTCCCCTTCCATCATGGGTTTGCCTTCTTCATATTCGCCCTCTTCGCCTTCCTCGCCCTCAACCTCTTCGCTCTCAGCGATCCAGGCGCGGCAGGTACGCGACGAAGCGCACTTGAAGTCAAAGATCTCGCAGTAACCCAGGTCGCCCGCCTCGATGGTCGCCCAGGGATCGCCCTCCGGGCCAAGGCCCTTGGCGATGCACTGCAGCATCCCCTCGCTGCGATTGAACGCGCCGCAGTTGCCGCACCGCGACATCTTCGCGTCCTCGGGCGATACGTCCCACTCTTTGGCCATATCGCGCCAAAACGCGGTATTGGGCAGCGCCGGATTCTCCGGGCCGTACATCGCCGCCTCGATAGCGCGACCGCGGTTCTTCAGGTTCAGCGTAATGTCGCCCGTAGCGGGCGGGCACGCCATGCCCTCTTCGTATTCTTCAGCCATCATTTACCTTTCTTCATCGGCTTGGACTTGCCAGCCTCGGACAACGCGATAGCAATGGCCTGCTTGGGGTTCTTCACCACCTTGCCGCCAGCACCGGAGTGCAGCTTGCCAGACTTGTACTCGCCCATCACCTTGCCAATCTTCTTCTCAGCCTTGGTCATCTTCATCGCAATTCACCTTTTAGGTTAAGCCAGCCGTGGAATATTACGCCGCAGCGGCTGATTCCACTTCGTGCTCGCGCTGGAGCCGTAAGTGCCCACGACGGCGTCGCTTGCAAACGTCAGACAAAACGCGTCGGCGCGGTCAGGCGAGGGCAGGCCGCGTTTACGGATCTCATCCTTACCCTCGATCTGGATCTTGCCGCTGCTGGTGAAACTGTAGCGCACCGTCGCCAATTCAGAAATCAGCATCTCGTCCTTAGGCAGCCAGCAGTCGCGAGCCTCGAGCCACGCCTTGGCCTTGTGCCATAACTCCGCCTTCAGATTCCGATACGTCGTTCCCATCGCTGGGGACTCCGCGACGTTGATGCCGCGGGCAGGCAAACCCAGCTCGCGCAGCCGGTCAACGACGCCCGCGCCCAAGCCGATAGAGTCCACCAGGATCTCGCGGGGGCGGGCGCTGGGGGCGAGGATCTCGTACTCCGCGACAACCGCGCCCGTGAGCTGCATCAGATCAAGGTTCTTCCACGTCTTGATGGGCTCCAGCAACGCGTTGCCCTGGCGCTTGCACAGGGCGCTACGGTCGCTGCCAAAGCGGGCGACGTCCAGCCCCCACACCACGGGCGCGTGCGCGCTTGGTGTAACGTCCCGCGCCATCGCCATTTCAAGCAGCTCCATCGGGATCACGGTGTCGTCGTCGCTACGCGGGAATTCGCCCAGCACGCGAATGCGGTAGGCGTTGCTCTCCTCGCCGTAACGTGACTTCATCTCCTCGATGTACGCCTGGCTCACCCGTGGCGAGTTCTCGCAGGAGACCCGTAAGGTCACCCAGTCACCCGCCAGGCGGTTATGCGTGTCGTAGAAAAAGCCGCTAGACCTCACAGGGTTGCCCAGCAGCAGCGTCACGGCGCTGTGGCCAGACATCGAGCCGGCCGCGGCCTCGAATACCTGTTCAGGAATACCCGAGGCCTCGTCGGCCACCAGCATCACGTTGTCGCTGTGCACGCCTTGCAAGGCTTCGGGCTGCTCTGCGCGGCTGGTTCTGGCCGATATGAACGCCTCAGTGTTCGCATCCTTGACCTCGATGCGGTCTTGCTTGACCTCGAGCTGGTCGGCCAGCATCGGCGGGAGCACCTTGACCCAGCGCTTGACCTCGGCGAAGAGGGCGTCGTACAGCTGGCTGCTCGTCGGCGCGGTAACCACGATCTTGACCGGAAAGCGCAGGAACAGGTACCACAGCATCGCCCAGGCGGCGGCCGTGGACTTGCCGACGCCGTGACCGCTACGGACGCTGATGCGCCTGTTGCCGCGGGCGATGTGATTCAGGAATTCAACCTGCCACTCGTCCGGCGTGGTGTTGAGCACCTCGCGCACGAAGCGGACCGGGTTCATCTTGTAGAGCTTGACGAACTCGACAAACGGGTTATTCGCCAGCTCAACTTCTAAATTTTTTTTTGCGGGCACGTTGTTCCGTGATGGGGGGGGAGGGGGGGCGGCGCCGTGATTATGTACGCAAGTCTCGGATTTTGGGAATCGGTAGGTGTGAAGCGCCGCCACAACCCGCCCCGCCGCCGCGCCGACCGGGGGGGGTCTCGCGCCGCCCGCGGCCAGGAGCCCCGCCGCCGCTGTGGACAATTCGTGCTGCACTGCACACACGCGGGCGCGCGGCCATGCTGCACTAAGTCGTTGATTTCATTGCTCTCTTACGCGTTGCTTACGTTTTGAAAGAGATACAAGGTTCATTATGTCAAATTGCGATGCGTGCAAAACCCGCGTTTTGCTGCTTTCTTGGGCACTTGGCCGCGTATCCACAGGCTTATGTGGATAACTTGGGCGTGACGTCTGTGGGTAAGTCCTCGACCACCTCGACGTGACGCAGCGCGTTCATGCGCAGGTCTTGGACGTTGATGTTGATCTGCTGCGCCTTTTGTAGGCCGTAAGTCTTCTGATTCCAGCGTTCCGCCAGCCACTGGCGCGTCTGGATGCGGACGCGAGCGTGCGCAGCGTGCTCGGGATCTGTCTGATCGGCTATCTGCAAAGTCTCTACCGCAAGGCGATCAGCGGCTTGTGCGCGTGCACGCGCGAGTTTATCACCGTCAATGTCAACCTCGTCCATCCAGCGCTCGAGTGCTTTGCGGCTGATCCCCATCTCCAAGCAGATGTCGGTGTGACTCTTTCCGGCCTCCAACATTGACCAAATCATGTCCTCCGGCAGCTTTGCCAGCATCTTCATGTCTTGATGAAACTTCGGCGTGCCAGCCATTAAAACGCCCTCCAGTCAGTTTTCTTCATTCGATGCACCCCACATACCGCCAGCCACACAACGCGCCCCATACGCCCGTTAAACGCGTTTAAGCGATCTTCTTCAGCGGTTTCATGTCGGTCGGGAACATTTTAGGCGTCGTGCTCGGCTTATCAAGGTCCAGGTCGTTCTCGAAGTCGTCGAACCCTGATCCGGTCGTGTCGACCTTAACCACGGTCGCCGGCACGCCAAGCGTCGCCTTGAGCCTGGCGAGGTCATTACCCAGCCCGCTCGCCAGCATGGTCGCCAGCTCCGCCATGGACCATATGTGGCGATCTTGCACATCCGGCCTGGTCTTCTGATACGCCGCCGCGTCGGCCTCGGTTGACACCACGGCCATCACGGCCCCGTCCGGCATTTCCCATTCAATCGCCTTGACCTCCCCCGCGGGCGCAATGCCTTCGGCAGTAGCCCACTGATCCATCGCCCGGTATGCGCGAATCATCCCATCGCACGCCGAGGCCAGCCGGTTGAAATCCTCTGTTCCTGAAGCCTCCCAGACCCGCTCGGCCTGCTTCCAAACTTTGACACGAAACTCTACGTCAACCAAAGCAATAATTCTATTCACCCCCCATTTGTCCTCATGCTCACGCTTGATGCGGTCCAGCTCCACCATCCGCGCTTTGAAGAACCTTGAGAACTCAGACTCAGGAAACTTGACCTCGACTGGCTTGGGAAGTTGCCCGGGTTTTCTGCTTTGTTTTTTCATCATTAAGTTAGTCTCCACTGACGTAGCGTGACGAATCGTGAGATCGGGCGGTCGAATCGTAGCAAGATATACCCTTGCTACGATTCGTCACGCGTTTGACCGCTCTTCTGGGGGTGGACGAATCGTCACGATTCGTCACACGATTCGACCATTCGTCCAGGTCTAAAGTATTCATCACCCTTTTCCTCGAACTGCTCAATCCAGACCCAATCTCCCTCGATTTTTACGTCAGAAGGACGTCCAGAATCGCTCCTTACGCGCCTCCAGGCGGCTCTAAAAGCATCGCTGCCAGCCTCGTCACTGCCCATCTTTTTCGCGAATTCATCCCGCCACTGGTCCACCTTCACGCACTTACGGACACCGACAGACACCTTCCAATGTGTACCTTTAGCGTTAATTACGTCCCGCAAAGCCTGCACCGCAATCTGCTGTTTTTTACCCTTGCCTGAGCGATTAAGTCCTACTTTCTTGGCCTCCTCGGAGCGCGCCAGCGCATCCCCGTCTGAGGGATTCACGGCCAGCGACTTGCGCGGCTCGTCAAGGCCAAGGTCGTTTTTGCATGAATCTTCAATCTCAATTTCCACCATCTCAAACCCATAACGGACACCATCCTCGCCGTCCTTTTGCTTACTGATGGTGACCACGCCTCGCGGCTGATCGTCAAAGCGCAGCAGCTCCAGCTCCGTATCCACGGCCCCGAGCAGCGACGAATGGCCGCGCAGCCCTTTGGCCTGGTCCTTACCGCTGTGGTGGATCACGAGCAAAGCGGCCGCAAAGACCTGCTGCAAGTGGCCGCATGACGTGATGAACGCGCCCATGTCCTCGGAGCTGTTCTCGTTGCCCCCGCCGAAGGCCCGGGCCAGCGTGTCGATGACGATAAGGTCAATTACGAAACCCTTTTCCTCCTGCAGCTGCGCGATTGACAGCATCAAGGTATTGATGTCATCGGCGCTCGAGCGCAGGTTCACTTGGTGTCTGAGGACATAGATCGGCGCCCCGTTGTCGATGCCATGGTGGATGCGACAGGCTTTGATCCTGGCGCCAATGCCCCCGTGACCCTCGCCCGCGATGTAGATGATTGCCCCGTTATCACTGGGGCTCGAGTCCTGCCCCATCCAGGGCTGCGCGCGCGCGATGGCTGCTGCCAGGTCCAGTGCAATGAACGACTTGAAACTACCTGGCGGGCCATAGAGCGCGGCAAAGCCCTTTTTCGGCAGCACCTTATGGATCAGCCACTCGACCGGCTCGTCCTTGATGTCGTCCCAAGATTCGAGCTTGAGGGTGCGTTTGGGTGGCTCTTTGGTTTGCTCTGCGCTGACCGTTACGGCGTTCTCCGCTGCGGCTGGCGGTGCTGCCTCGGTGGCTGGCGGCTTTTCCTTGAGCCGCTCTGGCGCATGGACCTCTTGCTCCGTGGTGATGGGCGCTTGGCGCTTCACCAGATCCGCGAGGTCCGTGCGCGTCTTGCCTTGGCTGTAGATCCACTCATAGGCATCGTCGCCCAGCGCCTCGCCGCCCAGGTCGATGACCCGCACCGACTTGGCGACAGGAAGGATCTTCGCGGCTGCCTTCTTGGCGTACTTCCAGCCTGGCGCGTCGTTGTCGGGCAGGATCACGACATTTGCGCCGGCAAAGTATTCGGTGATCGCGTCGGGCCAGGTTCCGCTGCCCGCGTGGCTGGTGGTGGCCACCGAGCCCAGCGAGATCACAGCGTCGGCCGCCTTCTCGCCTTCGGTTAAGTAGACGTAGCGGCCTTTGCTGATCGCGTCGCGCAGCTCGGGAAGCTTGTACGGCACGATCCGGGCATCACCCAGCGTTGCGTGCCGACGGCCTGCCTCGTCGACCTTGATCAGCTTGTAGTCCTTGCCCTTGGCGTCGGTGGTCTTGTAACGCTGCTTGATATACAGCGTCACGCCCTCCTCGTCGGTGTAGTGCCACTCCTGCTCGAGCTGTCGTGTCACGGCCGTGATGGGTTTGATGAGAGCGAGCGGCTCGGGTCTGGCTTCCAGCTCCGGCAGCAATCCTCTCTCACGGATCACGGAGAACACTGTGTGCTGATCGCACCCGCCGTGACAGTGGAAAAGCGCCTTGCCGTCTGATGTCTCGCTAATGGATAGGCTGGGGTTCTTGTCTCCGTTACCTCTGCCGTGTCCTGGAACTGGGCAGCTTGCCACCCAATTGCCGTTTACCTTCTTGGCGTTGCCTAAAGCCTTGGCTATTTCTTCGGCTTGCATTTGTGCCTTGCAGTTTTCAGAGTCAAAAAAACCGGGACCGTCTGGCCCCGGCGTTTCTTCTACTTATGGTTAGAACATCTCATCTTCCGCTGGCGCCGCGGCTTTCGCCGGAGCGCGAGAGACCGCAGGTGCCGCAGCCGGTGCCGGCGCTGCGACATATTCCTCCTCATCGACAACCGCCGCCGGTGCGCCCATGCCTTCCGGGCGAGCGATCCAGTTGACGATCTCAAACTGAGGGATGCGCGTGGTGCCGCGTCCGATCTTCTCAAGGCGCGAACCCTTGTACTCGACGACGGGCAGCTTCCCCTCATTGCCTGCGCGCTGCGCGGCGCATTGGGTGTACAGAGCCTCGAGGCCCATGTTCGGGCCGACGCCGTTAGACGACCACGACGCGGTGCCGATCTCCTTGTTGTAGAACGTCACCTCGAAACCGCGTTTGTGGTCAGGAGTGGGCTGCGCACCTTTACGGCCAATGGCTGCATCAGGTTGCCAGTCACGCACGCCGGTGCCCAGGAGGAGCCAGCCGGTCGTTACGTTGTCAAAGTCAAAGACGACTTTCTTCAGTTGCACTTCTTCGTTGTTGGAGTTGGTCCACGCATTCGCTTGAGGGGAGAAGCGCAGATAGTTGGCGTTGCCGCCACCAGAGGACAGATTTAGCATTTCGCGTTTTGCTTTCGTGAGTTGATGATTCCCCTTGCGGGGCGTTGATTATTGACGCAGGCTTGCGTCCCTCGCAATGGTGACGCCTGAGGATTCCTTTACGGTTAAATCCTCAAGCATTACCTTTTGCTCCTTTGCTAACAGCTTTTCCACAGCTGCCGGCGTAATGAATTCAGTTATTAACAGTTTCTCCACAGGAATACCTGCTTCGATGAGCGCTTCCTTGGCTTTGGCCTCGCTCTTCCACTTGCGCACGGCGCGCTTGGGCGCGAGTTGCCATCCGGCAAGCGTGCCCCCGTCTTCCATGCGCCTGAGCGCGTGCTTCTTCAGGCTGTCAATGAAGGCTTCGACGATCGGTGCGCGGTCCAGGAGGTCGCTGATCTGATCGTCGGAGAGCCTGACCATAACGGCTTGGATCTCTTCCTTCGTCATCGCGGTTATGTTGGGCTGCTGCTCCACCAGTTGGAAAGCCTCGTGCTGCGCCGGGCAGGTCAGCTTTGCCGGGCAGTACTGGCAGGCTTTCTCTGATGGCGTCGGCTTGGCGGTGTCGTTTGCTATCGCGTTCATAGCGCGATGCAGCACCTCTTCCTCCCACTTACGCAGCTCGTCGATCGTCATCCTGTGGATGCGCACGCCGCCAGTGCGTGGCTGGATGATGCGCAGTTCCACCTCCTTGATGCCTTCCAGCTCCAAGGACGCAATGGCCGCGAGCGCGTAGATCTTGAGCTGGTCGCTGTTCTCGTCGACGTAGTTGGCGCCGGTCTTTAAGTCCGCGATGATGAGCGTGTAGCTGTTAAAGGCCACCACGTCAGCCGTTCCGCGCAGCAGAACGGTATCCCAGTCAGCGTACTGGACGCGCTCCTCGACCTTGACGTTCTCAGCGCCGACAAAGTCCTCGATCTCAAGGATCGCGTCCAGGTGCTGCTGCGCCATATCGACGTGCCACTGCGCCATGACGACGCCTTCGACTGTCTTGCCCAGGCTGTAAAGAGGCTTATCGCCCAGAAGGTAGCAGGTCTCGGCCAGCGCATGGATGGCAGTGCCGGCCATTGCTGCATCGCCTGAGGGCTCAGGCGGGATGTCCTTGGACAAGCGCACGCTAGCCGGGCAGGCTAGCCAGCGTGAGGCGGAGGATGGGCGAAGGATTAGCTGGTTCATCTTGTCAGTGCTCCCACGAGTGCCGAGAAAGGATTGCTGTAATCGCGCCAGGTGCGCCCGGTCTTGATGCAGCTCACGGTGGCCTGCGTGATTCCGTACTGCGCGGCAATGACGCGCTGCGGGCCCTCTGCGGCGCGGATCTGCGCGACGATATCGAGGTTTAGCTTGGACTTTTCCCGCGCCTTGTCGGCGATGTTCTTCATGCGCAGCGGGTTGGTGAGGTAGTTGCGCTCCTTGGCGATGCGCTTTTGCAGCTTGTTGCGGGTGATCACCGTAATGTGAGCAGGGTTCACGCAAAGCGGGTTGCCGCACTTGTGCGTGACGACCTTCTTGTTCACGTCAATGCCCATATCCAGGGCGAGAAAACGCCGCACGCCGGTCACGCGCCCGTTATGGCGCATCGTGGGCGTCGCCCCGTGGGGCTGCACGGCGCCGGTCCACTCCCAGCATTCCTCGTGCATCACGCAGCGGTTTCTCACAAATTCTTGCAGCGGTGTCACTTCTTGTTCTCCATGTCGCGGTGATCGTTGAACTCGTTGTTCAGGACGGCGTAGGCGAGCTTGCGCACCTCGTGCGTCACGGCGTGCCCCAGGTCCTCGGGGTCGAGCATTCGGCGTAGGAGCGCCGTCTTTTCCCTTGAGCGATGGCGCTCGTTCTCCAGCTGGGTGCCTAGGAAAATAATGTGCTCGCGCATGGTTTGGCGTTCGGCGTCTTGCATCTGGTTCTCCGTCATCTGTTCGTTACGGCGTTCAATCTCAGCCTGCATCTGATCTGCCAGATCCATCACGCTCGTCATGAGGATGGGGCGCAGGTTCTCGGGTGTGCGTTTGTAGATCAGCGTCTGCTGCAGCATCTCCAGCACTTCGTCGTGTGTCAGATAAGTCAATCGTTTTTCCTTATAGGTTTAGGGCAGTTCTCCGGGGGCACCACGACGGCCCAGACGGCTTCATAGGTGCGGGTGTGCTTGATCCAGCGGTCTATGTAAGCGTCTGGCATGCGCCGCAGGATGCGCCAGCAGTGGACCTTGTCTACTCCTGTGTTCATGGCGATCTGCGAGATCGTCATGCCGTCATCCACCTGGCGCAGGATGCTTCGCACTTGCGCGATGCGTTGGACTTTCTTCATGCTCTGCTGTAGATCGTGAAGCGCTTTACGTCGGTAATCCGCTGCGCGTGGCTGGCTTTGCTGATGCCAGGGATATGGGAGATGTCGCGCCCGGCCTCGCGTTCGCGCTCCACGACTGCCGACTGCTTCGCGGACAGCAGGTGATTGACGTTGGCCTCGGCAAAGATGCTGGGCCGCTTTTGCTTGCGCCACAGGAAGGGCGACTCGGGGTGACAGTTGCAGGTCATCGTACGTATTCAAGAATGAGATAAGGGGTGAGCAGCGCCGCAACGACGATGCCCCAGAACTTCATGTTCTCGCGCAGATCTTCGTCCAACGCTAGTGGGATGGCGATGAGAACGGAAACGCACAGGATGAGGAGGGTAAAGACGAGGATTAGCATTTATTAGACCTTTGCTGATGCTTCCTTGGACTTTGTCAGTTGATCCCACCAGCGACGCACCTCAATGGGATCAAAATAAACAGCCTTTGCTGGGCCGCCCCGTGCGTTGGTAATGTGCTTCGGTCCATTGTGGTTAAGCAAATACCAGCCGAAAGACTGAGCGCTCAGACCAAGCTCTTCGGCCATCTCTTTTGCCGTTTTGAGTGGACGCCGAATGCTTTGGCCGCGCTTGGGGAAGGCGCCTATGCTCATGACCTGCCTCCTTGGGATCTCAGTCGTGCGGAATACGGCACCATTTCAATTTTTTGCACGGGGCTATCTCCATCCAACATCTTCACCATCTTGTCCATTGCCGTGATAGCAATGCCGCGCTGCTCTGCGACCGCCTTGTTGGTAATGTGGGTCTGGTAAAGAAGCTCGATGGCGTCTTCAAGAATCTGGATGTTCTCTGCCTGCGTGTTCATTGCTTCCCCCTTGCGCGGATGGCGGTGGCGAGTGCCTTGCGCGCATATGAATTGAACGGATCGCCTTTTTCTGCAGCGTCCTCGCACATCTTTGCGCACGACTCCCGCTCGACTTCCATGATGAGTCTGGCGAAATGTTTAAATTCGGAAAGGCTGGGCTGCTTTATCCTTATCCAATCGTCGCCAGACGTCAACAAGCCAGCTTTACGAGCAATTCGGAAGATTTCTTTGCTGGTCATGCCTGCCCCCTTGCGCGGATGGCGGCGGCGCATCGGAGCGCCACTAACGCCGCGCCAGTTGCTTCGTTTTCAATCTGAAGCGGGGAAAGATGCCCCGACTCAAGAAACGAATTCCTACGTCGGATTACAGCTTTCGGGGCCATGAGTTCAGCCTCTTTTGCACACGCCTCACGCTCGGCTGCGGCGACTAGGGAGGCGAAGCGTTCAATTTCCTCTGTAAAGCACACCCAATCATCACCAGCGATTTGCTCAAACCGAGCCTCCCGCGCCATGCGGAGGATGTCGTCGCGGGTCACAGTTGCACCGCCTTCCCGCAACGCTTGCATCTCCACGTTGTGCTTACGCCAATTTGCGTTATTCCTCCGTGGCCTCTAATGGCGCACAACAGTTGTTTCGCCATGCGGATGATGTCGTCGCGGATCATGCTTCACCCTTCGCTGCAGCCAGCACGGCGCGGCACAACGTTTCAGGGTTAAAGCCAATCCCCATTGATCTGTCAGAGTCATACTGCTCAGTCAGCGCTTGAATCATGGCTGGCGTCGGCTCCTGCTTCTCTTGCTGGGGCGGGGCGGCGCAGTCTTCCCACGGGCCGTCAGGTGTGCGCTTGATGCGCTGTCTGACAACAAAGCCATCCTGATACAGGGTTTCGATCTTCGGCTCCCACGCCACCGGCTCCTGCCGCTCGGCCTGCTCAATGGCGAGGCGCAGGGCGGCGATAACTTCGCTCATGTCTTGTGTGCTGGTGATGCCGCGCAGCTCTTTCACCGCTCTATTCAGCGCCTCCAGCGCCTGCTTCATTGCGTCGAGGCTCATAGTTGCCTCCCCGCAGGTTTGTCTGCGCACGGCCAGACGCCGCGCAGCACAGCCACCACGATCTGATTAGCCGGCAGGTGGCGAATGGCCGGGGTGTTCTCGAGATAGTTCTTCACCATGTCTCGGATCTGTCCTGCCGTGACGTTCTCCGGCGGGCAGTGGGTGATGCCATAAAGGGCATCGTTCACTCCGGTGATGTAGCCCATGCCAATCGCTGGATAGATCTGGCTGGTGCTGTTGTTGTTCAGCTCAGACAGTAGCTTGTTGCCATCCTTAAAGAAGGCGTGAGCAGAGCTGGCCATGAGGGCGGCGCATACAAGCACGGCCGCCTTCATTTCGTCCCCGCAATCTGATCCATCTCGAGCTGCTTGATCCGCTCCCGGAGCGCCTCTATCTCGCGGCCCCAATACGAGCGCGCGGTGCGCTCGCCGGCAACCCATCCGGCCATGGCGCCTTTGGTCGCGGCCTGGCGAACCAGGCGCACAACGTCCTCGGTAGACAGCATCCCGATAGAGTTTTGCGGGGGCTGCATCTCCATGACGATCTTGTCAATCTCGGCGTTTAACTTGTCGTGCATTACTTGCTCCTTTCTTGCAGCATGGCGTCGGCCATCTCGTATGCGTATTTAGCTCGTGTCTCGTTGTCATACGCAGGCGGCTGATTGGCCGGGCCATCAATCAGCATCGCCTTGGCCGCGAAGTAGTCGCGCAGGGTCATGCCGTGCTCGTCATCGCCTAGATCAAAGTGCATTGCAGGGAAAGCTGGGCCGCCGTTCACAGCCACCCCCCAACGATTGCAATCAGCAGGCCGAACAGAATCACGCCGCACAGGCCGGTGATGAGCTTGTCCACGAAGGAAAACTCGGAGGGCTTCTCGTAGATGCCGCCGCGGGCGTAGGGGCCGAAGGCTTCTTCAAGGGTGCGGGGATGGCGTTTGGTGGTTTGCATTTTGTGGTCTCCAAGTGAAGGCCCCGAAGGGCCGGGGTTGTTAGGCGGGCTGTCGGCAGGTAGCGTTCACGCCCGGGAAGAAGCGAGCGGTTTTGTAAGCGCCACCTTGCTGAGTGCCGGGGCAGCAGCAGCGAATCATCAAGCCGTAGCTGGAGTCTTTTACCGCCGGGTGCAGTTTGGTGCCGTTACCGATGCGAACGGCGCCAGTGGTTTCTTGCTGTTGGGTCATTTGAATTTGCCTCGTTGCGTTGTTGATGTGGCAATCATACTCCGATTGACGAATTCGCCAACTACCCTACAGTTCAGTCAACTATTACCCGTCTAGAATCAGCTTTGGGCGTGGTTATCAGTTACCCGCGCCCCGCTGCGGCGTCTCCCCGCAGTTGCCATCCTTCGGGGCGGGGGTCACACCTCGCCCCTCTTTTTGACCGTTTAGTCATCAACAGCTTAGAATTTTAGACATGACTACAGCGGCGCAACAAGCAATTTCTGACATCAAGGGCAAGGCCGAATCGGCAGGCTTTCGCATGAGCGACGTCTGCCGGGTGGCGGAGATCGACCAGGCGCAGGTCAGCCGCTGGGCTAACGGCGTCACGGAGCCCCTATACGGGTCCGTAAAGCGCTTAGAGCAGTCGGTCGAGGCCCTCATAGCCGCGCGCCTTAAAACGCTGTCTGAGGCGATGGACGCGGCCGTAGGCAAGGCGTGAGAGTCCTGGGCATTGACGTCGGCCTAAACGGCGCCATCGCGCTCATCGCGGACGGGCAGTTGCTGGAGGTCCACGACATGCCCACCGTGACGCTGGAGCGCAACAACAAGACTAAGCGCATGGTGAATGCTCAGTCTCTGTCCCTCATTATTCGCGGCGCCAAAGCAGACGCCGCCTACCTCGAGCGCCTAAACGCCATGCCCGGCCAGGGCGTTACGTCGATGTTCTCGATGGGCCAGAGCCTGGGCGTAGTCCTTGGGGTGCTGGCGGCCTGCGAGGTGCCCACCACGACGATCCCGCCGCGCACCTGGCAAAAGGCGCTGGACGTGCCGCAGGGAAAGGATGGGTCTCGCTATCGCGCCGCCCAGCTGTTCCCCGAGCACGCCGATATGTTCTCTCGCGTGAAGGACGACGGACGCTCCGACGCCACACTGATCGCGGCTTACGGTGCAAAGCAGCAATGAACACGAACCCCTTACGTTCTCAATGGGAAAGCCTCGACCCGTTCCCGCACCTGGTGCTAGACAATTTCCTAGACCCCGATCTGGCGCGGCAGCTAGCCGGCGATTTCCCTGATTACGCCAGCCCCTGGTGGCATACCTACGAAAACGCCATCGAGGTAAAGAAGACCTGCAACAACTGGCACGCTTTCACGCCAGCGCTCTACAAGTTTTTTTCTGACATGAATTCGCCCGAGTGCTATCAGATCTTCGAGCGCCTGACGCACTGCACGCTTTACCCCGATCACGGCCTTCACGGTGGCGGGCTGCACATCCACGGCGCCGGTGGCAAGCTAAACACACACTTGGACTACAGCATCCACCCTAAGCTCGGCCTCGAGCGCCGGCTGAACTTGATCATTTACCTCAATCCTGATTGGGATCAGACGTGGGGTGGCGCACTGGGCCTATGGACCGACGACGGCGGCAAGCCTGGCCGTCTTGTTAAGTCCATCGCGCCCCTCTTTAACCGCGCCGTGATCTTTGATACCACGAATGCATGGCACGGGCTGCCCGAGCCGATCACCTGCCCGCCGGGGCAGTACCGCAAGTCTCTGGCGGTGTACTACCTGTGCGAGCCCCGCGTGGGCGCGGTGGAGAGAAATCGCGCTCTGTTCGCGCCGACCGCGGAACAGTCTGGCGACCGCGAGGTGCTGGATCTGATTGCGCGTCGGGCGCGTTAGGGCGATAGAAGTCCGCCTTCGACGCTAAGTATTCGCAGCAGCTCTTCCTCGCCAGGGAAGACGACGAAGTTGCTGGTTCCTGCGCCGGTCCCACGAGAGCCTTGGTCGAGGTAGCGGATTCCGGGGATACCAAGCTCACGAAGTCTATTAGATGCTTCAATGGCTTCCAGATTTCCCCTCATGGCCTGCGATGGATTTTCTTTACCAGCCATTCGCGCTTGAAACATCAGTTCTTTATAAGCGCGCTCACCTGTGTGTGCGCTACCGCCGATTCGTTTGAGTTCATCGCCAATAATTTTTTGTACATCAGGAGCCTGCTCACTAAGCGACCTATCCCAATCCAGCATCCGAGCAATCGCGGGGTCGGGAAGGTCGATTGTGTATAGGTTGCCAGTGTTTTGTCTAATGCCTCCAGAGGCCCTTATAGGTTCAAGCCTTGCAAGATCTCTAGCGGCCTTTGCTGCAGTTTCTGGATAGTCAGCATCCGCGGCGCCGTATTTCCTTGCCATCTCAATCGCTGCATCAATATCACCTCTTCGGGCCGCAGCTCTTACATTTAAATGCTCAAGTTGACTCGGATCAAAAAATCCACTTGATGTAATGAATTTATCTTTTGATGTTGCCGACTGATAGCCTTTTGCCACTTGCGGTGACTCCGCCACATAGTGCCCATATCCATAAGCCTGCGCACCCTCGCCCGATCCGATCTTTGTAGGGTCAAAACGGTTAAAGCGATAAGGAGAGCCGTGATAGACAATCCCAGCCCCCACCGGCAACCCCTTAGTCGCCCTCACGCCGGCCATCGCCGCGCGCCCAATCGGCACAGTTTCGGGGGCCAGCGTCATCACCGCGTTAGCCGTTTCCGGCTTCATCCGCGTGGCAAAGCCGGCGCCCTTGGTCAGCGGCTCGCCGTAGGCTAGGCGCTCCACGGTCTGCGCAAGACCGGTATCCGAGAGCAGACCGCCGACACCGCGCATCTGCTGCGTGCGTCTCGGGTCTTCCATGTAGGACAGGCCGCCCATCATGGCGTCAGCAAGCAGACCCAGAATCGGGTTACGCGGGGTGGGGCGGATATAGTCGGCCATGATGTGATTTTAGGTTAAACGCGGCTCTTAATCACCTCCAGCCACAGCAGGCCAATATTGGCCCAGGCGTAGCCGGAATAAACGATCCCCATCGACCAGTCGCCGCGAAGCAGGTACACGCCCATCGCGGCGGCGTAGCACAGCGTCGGCACCAGCACGAACCAGAAGGCAAGGCTCATAGCTTGCTTACGTCGATGACCTGGCCGCGAAACTGGATAAGGTTAGGCGCCATCGCGTGGACTAGCTCCGGCCAGAGAAGGCGAGAATTATGGAATGTAAGCACGGCAAATCCGGAACGCCAGTTCGTCGGGTTGTCCTCAAGGTAATCCACGAACTGCGGGCCAGCAGGCTCGGCCAGGGTTCCGGTGTCCACGCCAAACCGCTCACCGTTGTAGTCCGAGAACGGCGTCACCTTGAGTGAATGCAGGTGGCCCGTAACGATTGACTTGCCGGAGTTCACGGTGTTGTTATGGGTGGCGTGAACCCCGCCCTTCATGCGGTGTTTGACGACGACGTCCTCGGTCGGCCAGCAGCTCCAGCAGGGAATCCAGTCAGGGAAATGGTCCTTGAGTTTGAACCCGCCAACGTGCATGAATTCGGGGACAGTATTGGCTAGGCGGTTTTCAAAGCGGGCATCGTGGTTCCCGAGCGCCCAGATCAGTTTAGCTTTGCTATACGCCCGCTTGGCCTCATCGTCGATCTCGCCCAGGTACATCTCGCAGGCCTTGAGCTCTTCAATGACGCTAGGCTTTGAATCCCACCCCACCCTGGGGAATCTACTGATGGCGGCTCCGTCAAATGCATCGCCTCCATTGATCACAGCCTTGGGCTTAAGCTCTTTTATCGCCCATAGAAGTCCCTTAAAGGCGGTGGTACGAATGCCAGGCCAAAAGTGTGCGTCCGAGAACACGATGACCGTACCATTTTCGATACCCAGGTGATGCCTTGCCGAGTGCTCGTGCGCAGTGGATATCCAGTTATGCGCCCTCGTCTGGTCGGCGGCTTTCATGGGTTGGTCGTATTTCTTTTCCAGCCGGCGGCGGCGACGAAAGACTGCCTGGCGGCTGACGCCGATGACGTCGGCGACTGCTGCCGCCGACTTATGCAGCTTCCAAAGCTCCATAAACTCCTGATCACTGATCGCTGGCACGGGCATTCATGGCTCCCAATACACGCTCGAGAACGTTTATCACGCGGTGTTCGGCGCTC